GTTCCTGCGGTCACTCCAGTAATGTCTCCAATAGGAAGATTTGTCGTCACCGATACTCGAGTATCCGTAATATTGCCGGTGTTGATCGCAGTAGCACCCGCTGCAACAGCGACAGTAGCTAAAGAGATTGAGTTGGCCGGTAAAGAAGGTGCTACTGGAGTAGCAGAGGGAGTTCCGGCTATGACTTGAAATACGACATTGTCGGTTACTCCGGTGTAATAAGAGTCATTGACTGTCATACAAATTAGATCTATGCGAGGATTAGTAGGGTTTGAGGTAGTAATTGTTAGTAATACAGAAGCATCGTTATAGGCCACATAGGTTCCCATATCCGCTTGCGTAGTTCCTACAATCGCAGCCCACCCGTCAGCGACATAAACATTCATAGCAGCAGGAGAGTTAGCCGTGACCGCAAGAGAAGCCGAAGCGATAATGCCAGTAGTAGCCCAAAGCGCCTGAGTAGTTAGACGATCGTTCTCAGCGGGGTGAGAGGCGTTTTGTAACCAACTCGGAGGTGTGTGAAGTGCCATTTTTCTCCTAAATGTATGCTGACTGGAATTCTATCGTAGCGACAGTTTCGTTGATTACCGTAGAGCCGGGATCTCCCTCAAGAGTAAAGATCGAGTTTCCCGGAGGAGCTGCGAACCAAACGCCAGAGGTCAATAGATTACGCGCAGATACGCCGTTGAGTGTAATCAATTTATTGTAAAGATCGACAACGAGAACATCAGCGCTATCCATAGATACTGTGAAGTTGAGATATTCGTTTGTGGTCTCGTTGCCTAAGATTGGGTTGTCGATAGGGCCATTGAGGGTGATGACCGGGTAAGTCGTAGCCCACCCATTGTTAGATACTGTGGTGGTTTTTACTAGCGTAGCCGGATCATAGACCAAATTATACACGCGGTTATAAACACGCCCAGTAGGAGGAAAGTAGCCCAAGATAGCACTCTGGCTATTGGCATTAAAGTAGCTTGGATTAGGGCAGAAGAACTCGACTCGCGCCACGATATATCCGTAAGTGTAATTAGGGTCAATAGTAGTTTGAAAGGCGCGAACGCGAGCGTTAATAACTTGTGTGATGTCTCCGGCGGTATGAGGCAGAGCAAAATACAAAGGCGTAGTTCCTGATTGTTGAGGAAGGAGCGCTCTTTGTAATGTTTGCAGATTGACTTGAGCAGAGTTGTCGTCTGATCCTAAGACCAAAAGAATTATAGAAATAGTACGGCCGGCGTAGAAGTCTCGGCCAGAGAACATTCCGTCAGCGTAGCCTCGGTTGTCATCTTGAGCGCGAATAGGAGGCACTCCCTCAAGGCCATCTACCGATTGGATCTGATAGGGAGATCCTGCGCCACCAAAGACTTGATCATTGAACGAGAAAGAATATTGAGCGGTCAGCGTAATAGTCATTATCTATCCCTCAAATTAGCGCTTAGCGATTGAGCCACTTTAGGCGTAGTGGCCTTCGGAGCGCTCGCAGCTAGAATACCAGCAAGCGTAGTTGTGTTCACAGTAGATCCGTATTTAAGTTGATTAGATACAGTCGCTCCGGTTGCAGCAGGAGAGGTCAAATTGTAGCCGGTGATATTCACAGTAGTCGAGGCGACTGGCCCAATAAAGCCCGGATCTCCCGGCTTTTTGGCGGTCGTAGAAGCTCCTCCAGCAATAGGAGTAAATACAGGCGCGTTGGCCATAGCAGCAGCAGCAGCCTGTTGCGCTCCAAGAGCTGCCATAAGAGCAGCGACTTCAGCTAACTTAGACTTTAGATCTTCAATCTTCTTAATAGTGTCTTTGTTAATCTTGTCAATAGCCTCGCCGTATTTCTTTTGAGTCTCGGCGAGAGACTCGGATAAAGTCTTAGCTGCTTCGGCTAAGCCCTCGTCAAGCTGCTTCTTGGCCTCAGCCCGGGATCGAGTCAATGTCACAAGAGCGTCAGCGATACTTTCATCCATACGAACTTTGGCCTCAGACAAACGCTCCATACTTGTTCGTTGTGCGTCTGCTATGGCATTTTGATAATCCGCGTGGGCTTCTGCAAGGTTTTCGTTGAGTTCTTGATTTACCTCATTAAGAGAGGCTGAAAGATCTGTGGCGACCTTTTTGTATTCGTTCATCAACTCTTGAGTAGCAAGTTTGCCACCAGAGTTCATAGTCTTCGCTAGGTCGTCCATTCCTGTATTGGAGATAGTCTCGACTTCTGCGTATAGAGCTTTGAGTTTCTCGTTGGTCTCCGGAGAAGCGTTCTTGAGAGACTCAGCGATTTTATTACCTACGCGTGGGCCGTTTTTGACCACCTGTTCGATAAAGGTCTGTGAGTAGCCCATACCCGCAAGAGCAGCTGCGTTGGCCTGTAATCTTTTAGCGCCGGTGAGAGCATCTTGCAACTGCTTAAGCATATTCTTTGGACTTGATCCCTTTACGAAATTGTCCATATTGATTGCAGAAGCGAAGGCGCTACGAAGGCGATCCATAGACTTCTCTACGATCGAAGCTTGCTTTTCAGCAGCAGCCTTAGACAGATCTTGAGTTTTCTCCAAAGCCTTGGCACGCAGATCTACAATCTTGTCTTGCAATTTCTCTTCTATGCTTGCAACTTTATCTGCGTAATCTTTTGCATTGTCGGCCAAGGCCTTAGCGTAGGTCTTTCGTGCGTCTGCCTCGGCATCGTCATAACGCAATTGAGCGTCAGCCATAGCTTCTGAGTAGCGCTTATTTAGGTTGGCGACTGTTTCAGCATAGCGCTTGTTAGCCTCAGCAATAGACTCGTCACGATCTTTTTGAGCTTCTAATACATCGTCATTTGCTTCTGCAATTACCTCGTTCATATCTTTGTAGATATCTACGACATCTTTTTTGTATCCTTCAAGATCCTCAAGGCGCTTCTTTTCTTCCTCAGTGAGACCTCCGCCACCGCCTCCTCCGCCACCGCCACCGCCACCGGTAGCGTTATTGACTTCTTTTCCTGTCTTTGTAGCGCTCTTTCGTAAAGTCTCTAATTTATTTGATAGTTCAGTTGCCTTTTTAGAAGCTCCGTCAGCAAAATCAGAAATGCCGTTGAGACCGCCATTTATTAGATCCAGACCTTGCTTGGCGAACTTGCCCACTCCCGGAAGTTTAGACAAGACTGTAAGAAGTAAGCGCAATGGTCCAGAAGCAATCTTGGCGATAGCCTCTACTACTTTGCCGACTATCGGAATGATTGAAGCAAAGGCTTTGAGAGCAGCTTGGGCTACTGTGATAACTACATTTCGGAATGTCTCGGACTTCTTCCACGCCAGAACAAATCCTGCTGCTACAAGAGCGATAGCGGTAACAATCATTCCTATTGGGTTGGCTCGCATTACGGCATTAAGTCTAAGCATCGAAGCAGCCAAAGTATTGGTAGAGGCTATGCTGGCCAATTGACCGCCACGCATAAGAACAGTTGCTACGGCATAAACTTTTTGAGCGGTAGCAGTCAAAATTACCATACCGCGATAAACTTTCATAGCGACATACGCACCAGTTAAAGCGACTGTAAAAGTAAGAATTACATCTTTGTTATCAGATAAGAACTGTCCTAGTTTTCTCAATCCCGGAACAAACTGATCTGTAATAAATCTGCTGACCGCTTCGACTGCTGGCAATAGGGCTTTACCTATGTCGCCTTGCAGTTTATTAAGATCCGCTCTTGCTGCTGCAATTGGGTTTGTATCGCGTAAGTTCTCATTGAAGCCTTTGTAAGTAGAGTCCAGCACCTTTACGATAGCTGCTGCTCTTTCGCTTTCCGTTCCACTAGAAATAAGTTTCTTAGTCTGGTCATCAAGCACAAATCCGACTCTTGTAAGAGATCCAAAGTTTCCGTTAAGCGCTTGCGCGAGGCCGTTGGTCATCTGCCTAAAGTCGTCAGAACTTGCAGCAGCGCCTTTCTCTGCCGTCACATAATCTAGGATCGCCGGAGTCAATGTCTTGATTGTGTCGCCCGCAAGATCAAAAGTCGCTAGTTGTGATTGTGCTACTACGATATTGTCAGCGCTAACTACGCCGACCTTCTCCAACGCGTCTGCTTGTGCTAAGAGACTATCTACATATTCGTTCGTAGCTCCGCCGGTGGTAATGAGGATCTGGCGCAATCTATCTTGGGCTGCTGCTGCTGCGGTAGCGTCAGTTACGGAGGCTTTAAGAAAACCGAGTACGGCGGTAGCACCAAAAGTCACGCCTAAAGTAGCTCCGACTTGCTTGAGTTTGCCCATAAAGGCATCCATAGATTTACCGGACTGCTGAACGCTATCGCCTAATCCTTTGAGAGACGCTTGCGCTTGCGCTAATCCGTTCTTGAGTTGCTGGACATCTGCTTGAATGGATACGAGGATTGGCTCTGTCGTGGCCATTTGCTACCCCTTTATCACTTGATTAAAGCGCTGAATAAATATCTTTTGCAGTTCTCCGCTTCGGATAAGTTTATCTGCTGCTGGAGTTAAATATGGGTACTTTACACCGGACTTCCAAATAGGAGATCCTAGTTCTACGGCGCGAGCATAAACGACAGTTGGGCCAACATCAGCAATATAAGTTCCAAATCCTTGTCGGACTCGAGTAGTAATAGATCTTCTTAGCGTTCCAGTAATTACATTTGGGCCAGATCCGCTTGGGCCAATGTGCTTGGGTGGGTCAATTTTGTTGCCGACTCTTGTTCGAGATCCGTTGCTGGCGTTGATCTTGGCATCGCGCTCGATCCTTAGACCGGCCATAGCGACTCCAAGCTGCGCAGCCTTATCTACATCGCCTTCTATATCTTTAAGGGAAGCCAGAGCTTCTGCAAGATTACGAACAACAAGTGCGCCCATTATTCCTGCATCCTCTCAGCCTTGATCTCTTCAACTGTGCCGGCTATTGCTAATAGCCAATCAGCCGTAACCGGATTGAGATTATCTACCTCATCAGGCGTATATCCGAACCTATCTGCCATTTGATAGTAGATCCAATACTCATCAGGATACTGGAAATCATCGTGTCTTTGCCCGCCTTTAAGCAGCCACTTAAGCCTTTCTAATTGGCGGTAGGCGCTTTTGGGTCTGCCTCATTTGTAGGAGTATCGGCCAACGAAGGGAACAAAGAGTTCTGTGCGCCCTTTGTCGCTTCTGTTAGCGCGTCATAATCGGCCATAGATAATTCGTCTTGTGACTCAAGGCGTATTGACGGAAGAATGAGATCAAACGACCACTCTTCGATCATCATTGCAATAAGAGCGTCACCAAGAGCCATAGCCTTAGATAGATCGCCTTCTTGCTGATCGGTCGCCTTAATTACTTTCTTACGATCTCCTACTTTGAGAGCAGAAGTTTCTTTGAGTGAGACTGTGTTGCCTGAGGGTAACTTAATTGTGTTTGCCATAATGCCTCCATAGGTTTGCCTTCCTCAAATAATAGCAGGGAGTAGGGGCGCGGGATAGCGGGAAGGCAGTCGCTATCTACCTGACCGCCCCTACTCTTGGAACTATTTATGCATAGACGCTTGCTGCAAATGCGTTCTGGAGAACCCATTTGATTGGAGCGAAGCCACCGGTAGATCCTGAGTCAGTTGTAGTAGCTTGACCATTGACATCGACCATTACCTGTACGAAGTCTGAGCCACGATCAATAACGGCGGTTGTGTATGCGCCCTTAGAAATAGTAGCTTGGAGTTGTA